CGCCGGTTCCGAGCGGATCGCGCTCGCACCCGATGCCTACGAGATCGACCTTGATCCCGATGGCTCGGGTCGGGTGCGGCTGCTCTCGTCCGAGCCGGGTCGCGTGGCGGTGCGCTTCACCGCCGGGCTCGCTCCTGAGTGGAGCGCCCTGCCCGAAAGCTTGCGCCACGGCATCGTCCGCCTCGCCGCGCATCAGCATCGCGAGCGCGAAACATCGGGTGCGGCGCCGCTGCCGCCGGCGTCGGTCGCGGCGCTGTGGCGGTCGTGGCGGCGGCTGCGGCTGGCATGAACACCAACTTCACCGCCGTTGCCAAGCGCCTGCGTGCTCGCGCCATCGCCTTGGCCCAAGCCCGCGCCGCTGCCCGACGCACCGACCCTGCCCAACGCTGGCGACGTGCGGCGCTGCTCTGGCCGTTGTTCCCGAAAGGATGACCATGGAAGTCCCGCTTCGCGCCGCGCTGCTGGCTTGGCTCGCCGCCGATCCCGTGCTTGCCGCCCAGCTCAACGCGATCGCCGAGGAAGCCCCGGCGCGCACCAGCCTGCCGTGGCTCGCCATCGCCGCCAGCGCCAGCACGGACTGGAGCACCAAGAGCCATGCCGGGCGCGAGGTCCGCGTCGCGCTCGAACTGCATTGCCGCGGCGATGCGCCCAATGCCGCCGGCGATCTCGTAGCCCGGATCGAGGCGCGCATCGCCAGCCTGCCGCGCAACCAGGCGAGCTTCACCGTCGCCTCAAGCCGCTTCCTGCGCGCCCGCGCCGAGCAGCGCGCCGAGAGCCGCCGCGCCATTCTCATCGAGTACGCCTTTCGCGTCCTCGCCCTCACCGGAGATCCTGTATGACCGCCCAGAAAGGCAGCGCCTTCCTCCTCAAGATCAGCGACGGCGCGCAGAGCCCCGCCTACCAGACCGTCGCCGGCCTGCGCACCACGCAGATGAGCGTGACCGGCGAGACCGTGGTCGTCACCCACAAGGCCAGCGGCGGTTGGCGCGAACTGCTGTCGGGCGCAGGCGTGCGGGCGGTTTCGGTCAGCGCGGCGGGAATTTTCCTCGGCAGCGCCGCCGAAGCCAAGGTGCGCGCGAATGTGCTGGCGGGCACGCTCGACGACTACGAGCTGTCGTTCGAGGATGGCGAGAAGCTGCGCGGCAAGTTCCTCGTCCAGCGGCTGGACTACGCCGGCGATTTCAATGGCGAGCGCAACTACACGCTGCAGCTGGAAAGCTCCGGCCAGGTCTCGCCAGCATGAGTGCGGCGCCCAACCCGCTCCGGGGTGAGGCCGCTCTGTCGGTGAATGGCCGCACGCTGCTGCTGCGCCCCAGCTTCACCGCGCTGGTCGCCGCCGAGGAGGAACTCGGCCCCCTATTCGCGCTGGTCGACCGTGCCGCCAAAGGCGAGTTGCGGCTGGCCGAGATGGCCGGGCTGTTCTGGCACTGCCTGACCGATCGCGACGACCTGTCGCGTGAGGCGCTCGGCGAGGCGGTGCTCGCGGCGGGCCTCGCCGCCTGCGCCGCGCCGCTGCGTACGCTGCTGCGCCAGATCCTGGGCGGGGCGCAATGACCTTTGGCGACATGGCGATGGACTTGAGCACCGTGGCGGCGCGGCAGCTGGGATGGCGGCCGGACGAGTTCTGGCGTGCCACCCCCGGCGAGCTGAGCGCCGCGCTCGGGCCGGTCGCCGACTCACCGCCGTCGCTTGACCGCGCCAGCCTGCAACGCCTGATGGAGCAAGATCATGGATGACGACATCGACAGTTTGCTGGTCGAAGTGCGCGCCGGCACCGATGGTTTCGCGCGCGATATCGAACACATGCGCGCCAGCGTCGACGGCAACCTCGTCGCCGGGTTTACCCGCGCCGGCGACGTGCTCGAACGCGGGCTGACCGGCGCGATCCGCAAGGGCAGCCTGGGTTTCGACGACCTCAAGCGGGTGGCGCTGGACGCGATGGACGCCATCTCCGCGCAGTCGCTGAAAGGCGCACTGGGCGGTGGCGGCGGGCTCGACCTTGCGGGACTGGCGGGCTCGCTGCTGGGCCTGCCCGGCCGTGCTACCGGCGGCAACGTCGCGCCCGGACGCGGCTACCTCGTCGGCGAGCGTGGGCCGGAGGTGTTCGTGCCGACCAGCGCCGGGCGCATCGAGACCTCGGCCAAGCCGGCGCGTGACGTGCGGGTATCGATCAACCTCAACGCGCCCGCAGGGGCGAGCACGCCGAGGTCGCTGCAACGCTCGTCGCGGCAAGTCGCCAGCGCGGTGCGACGGGCCCTCACCTAGTTTCGCCCCGGAACGGGAAGGGGACCGCCCGCGCAGCGGGTGGTGGAGGGGTCGGGACGCCTTTTCCGCAAGCATCGTCATCGGTCGAGAGCTTTCGACCCCTCCGTCACGCGCAATGCGCGCGCCACCTCCCCGTTCCAGGGAGGAACCAAGAAGGATTTCCCCATGGCATTCTGGCTTGCCGACAAGCGCGAAGGGCAGGAAAGCGACTGGATCCAGCGCTTCGACCCGCGCTTCTGGACCGTCAACTTTCCGCGTCCGATGATGGCGAGCGTGATCTCGACCGCGCCCGACGCGCTGCGGGTGGACTGCGCGTTCCTGCGCAAGGCCGACCTCGCCGGATTGATCTGGGAGAGTGCAGACACGCTCGATCACCCGCTGCTCGCCTATGAAACGCAGCGCAATTATTCTGGCGCGACGCTGTCGTTCCGCTGGCGCTCGGCGGGTGTGATCGCACTCGATCAGGTCAACGGGCCGACGCTGACGATCGAGGGGCGCGATGCCGCCGGGGCCGCGCGCACTTGGTACGTGCGGCTGTGGAACTACGCCCAGGGCACGCCCGAGGACGCGGCCATCATGCTGCCGTTCTCGGCACTAGAGGGCGGGTTCGCGCTACCCGGCGATGCCGATCCCGTGTGGCCAGTCGCGATCGACCGCCTGTTCATCTCAATCGCGCCGCCCGGCCACGATGGCGCCAGTGCCGATACGCTGCCAGCGGAGCTGGAAGGCTGGGTCGAACTCAGCGCGATCCGCTGCGAGGGTGCGCGGGCGATGCTGGCGATCGGCGACGTGGCAATTGCACCCACCGGCCTCGCCATCGCCACCGGCTTCGACGACGAGGGCGTGCAGACGCCCGCCCGGCTACTGCGCAACGTGCGCCAACTCGGCTACCGAGGCTCGGTGATCCACTATGTGGGTATGAGCCACTACTTCCGGCTCGGGACGGTCGGCGAGGGTTTTGTCGCCGGCAGCACCGACGATCCGCTCAACACGCCAACCCGCGCCTGGCACGCCGCCTTCTTCGCCGAATGCGCGCGGCTGGGGTTCAGCCCGGTCGCCTCGCTGTCCTACGAAGTGCTGGCGCAGCACTGCCCGGCATCGTGGATGCAGCGCGACCTCAACGGCGATCCCGCGCTGACCGGCTGGGTGCCGCCTTCATCGCTGCTCTCGCCCGCCAACCCGCAAGCGATGGCCTGGCTGCAGCACGTCGCGGCCGCCTTTGCCACGATCATGCGCGAGGCGGGGGTGCCGATGCGCCTGCAGATCGGCGAGCCCTGGTGGTGGACCTATGCCGACGGACGCATCTGCCTCTACGACGACGCGACCCGCGCCGCGTTCGGTGGGGCGCCGCCGGTGATCCCTGATCTGCGCGCGCCGCTCGAGCCTGCGCAACTGTCGCTGCTCGACGGCGCCGGGGCACTGCTCGCGCAGTCGACCGCCGCCGTGGTTGCCGCCGCCCGCGCTGCCGTCGCGCCCGCTTCCCTGGAAGCCTTGCTGCTGGTGTTCACCCCGACCGTGCTCGACCCGCTCACCCCCGAGGCGCGGCGGGCAAACATGCCGCTCGGGTGGGCCGCACCAGCTTTCGATCGTCTGCAGGTCGAAGACTACGACTGGCTCACCGCGGGGGCCGCTGCGCATCGCCACGCGGCTTACGCAACGGTCGACGAGCGGCTCGGCTACCCTGCGCACCAGCAGGATTACCTCGCAGGCTTCGTGCTCGATCCCGCGAACCCGGACCAGTGGCGCGCCATCGACGCCGGCATCGACGAGGCGCGGACGCGCCACCCGCACGAGATCGTCGTCTGGGCGCTGCCGCAAGTCGCGCGCGACGGCTACGTGCGCCTGCCCCCACCCACCACCGACACGGGAGAGTCCCCCATGCAGGCCTTCGACGATGTGCCCTACCCACTCGCGCTGGGCCGCGACGCCAGTGTCGCGCCTGAGTTCTCCACCACCATCGCCGTGACCGCATCCGGGTTCGAGCGCCGCAACGCGCTGTGGTCCGACGCGCGCCTGCGCTTCGATGTGGGGCCTGGCGTGCGCTCGGAGGACGAGATGGGCACGCTGATCGCGTTCTTTCGCGCGCGACGCGGGCCGGCGCGCGGCTTTCGCCTGCGCGACCCGACCGATTGCAGCTCCAACCGGATGACCGGCGCGCCGACGATGCTCGACCAGCTGCTGGGCCAGGGTGACGGATCGCGCAGTGCCTTTGCGCTGGTAAAACGCTACGGCCTCGGCCCGGACGCGCAAGTGCGGCGGATCACTCGCCCGGTGCCCGAAAGCCTGCACGTGAGCGTCGGCGGCGCGACCGTTGACGGCTGGATGCTGGAGGAAGGCGGTGTGGTGAGCTTTTCGGAGCCGCCGCCGGTCGGCGCGGACGTGCGCGCGGGCTTCCTGTTCGACGTGCCGGTACGCTTTGCCGAAGACCGTCTGGATATTTCGGGCGCCGCCTTCGCCGCCGGCGAAGCGCCGAGCGTGCCGGTCGTCGAAGTGCGCGAGGCGTCATGAGTCGGGTCTGGTTCGCGCAAGGCCTGGAAACCGTCGCGACCTGGTGGCGCATCCTGCGCCGCGACGGGGTGACGCTGGGCTTCATCGCGCACGATCGCGACATGTGGTTCGACGGCGTGCTCCACCGCGCGGCGCCGGGCATGGTGCCTTCGGCGATCCGCCGCAGCGGTGGACTCGACGACGACAGCGCCGAGGTTGCAGGCGCGCTGAGCCACGATGCGGTGAGCAGTGCCGATCTCGCCGCCGGTCGCTACGATGGCGCGCGGGTGCGGATCGGACTGGTCGACTGGCAGACGCTCGAACGCGAGACGATCTGGGTCGGCACGCTCGGCGCCGTGACGGAACAGGACGCAAGCTTCACCGCCGAGCTCGCCTCGCGCAAGGCCGAGCTTCTGCGAAGCCCCGTGCCGCGGACCAGCCCGGCCTGCCGCGCAACGTTCTGCGGCCCCGGCTGCACTCTCAACCCGGCCTTCTTCACACACGAGGCGGTGCTGACCGGCTGCGATCAGGACAGGGGATCGGTGACGGTCGCGTGCGAGGCCGATGCCTCAAGCCTGGTCGGCGGAACGCTGCGCTGGCTTGATGGTCCGCTCGCAGGCACGACGCTGCGCATCGTGGGTGTCAGCGAGGGCGGCATCCTGCTCGATCCGCCGATCGACGCGGCATTCCCCATCGGCCTGCGCGCCACCGTGCGCGAGGGCTGCAACCACAGTCTCGACACGTGCGCGACGCGGTTCGGCAATGCCGTCAACTTTCGCGGCGAGCCGTTCCTGCCGGGCAACGACCTGCTCGCGCGCTATCCATCGCCGGCCTCATGAGCGGGATCGCACTCGCCGAGGCTGCCCGCGCCCTCGTCGGCAGCCCCTATCGCCGCGACGGACGCGACCCGGCGACCGGTCTCGACTGCCTGGGCGTGATCGCGGTCGCACTGACAGCTATCGGGCGCTCCGCTTCGCTGCCTGCGCGCAGCACCTTGCGGCGACGCGAGCTGCCCGACCTGGAGGCGATCGCCGGGGCCAGCGGGCTCCTGCGTGCCGGCCGACAGATGGAGGCCGGCGATATCCTGCTGGTCCGATGCTCGCCGGTGCAGTGGCATGCGCTTGTGGCCGCGACCGCTGATCGCTTCGTCCACGCCCACGCCGGTTTGCGCCGCGTCGTTCTGGGCCCCGCCGATCCGGCCTGGGCTCCTGCCGGCCACTGGCGCCTACTCTCCATCCTTTGAGGAGCGATCTTCCATGGCAACGCTAGTTTTCAGCACGCTGGGCACGGCCCTGGGCGGACCGCTCGGCGGGGCGATCGGCGCTCTGGCCGGGCGCCAGCTCGACAGCGCGCTGCTCGGCCCTTCCGCGCGCAACGGACCGCGATTGCGCGAATTGGAGGTTTCGCTCTCCAGCTACGGCACCGCGATCCCGCGCATCCACGGGCGCATGCGCGTCGCCGGCGCGATCATCTGGGCGACCGAACTGCAGGAGCACTCCGAACTGCGCGGCACCGGCAAGGGACAGCCGGCGCTGACCGCCTACGGCTACACCGCGAACCTGGCGGTGGCGCTATCGAGCCGGCCGATTACCGGTGTCGGTCGCATCTGGGCCGACGGCAAGCTGCTGCGCGGGGCGGCCGGAGACCTCAAAACCGGCGGGCAGCTGCGAGTCTATCTCGGCAGCGAGGACCAGCCGCCCGATCCGCTGATCGCCGCCAGCGAAGGCGAAGCGCGCTGCCCCGCCTTCCGCGGCCTGGCCTACGTCGTGTTCGACGCATTGGATCTGACCGACTTCGGCAACCGCATCCCCGCGCTCACCTTCGAGGTCGTGGCCGACGCGCAGGTTACCATGCGCGCGATCCTGGGCGATACGCTGCCCGATGTGGCGGTGCCGCACGAGATGCCCGGGCTCGCCGGCTTCGCGGTCGAGGACAACCTGGGTGCGAGCCTCGCGGCGCTTGCCCCGGCCGTGCCGATCTCGCTCGACGCCGCCGGCGACACGATCGTCGTGCGTCTGGTGGACGACCCTGCAGCGGCAGCCACGCTCGACGAGCCGGCGATCGCGGTGGAGGATGACGCGTTCGGCGGCGCGACCGGCATCAGCCGCCGCCGCATGTCGCCTGACCCACAGCCGCCATCGGTGCTGCGCTTCTTCGACGTCGACCGCGACTTCCAACCTGCGACCCAGCACGCAAGCGGCCGCGCCAGGCTGGGCCAGCCGGACCAGGTCGAGGTGCCCGCCGCGCTCGACGTCGGCACTGCCAGGACGCTCGTCGAGCAGATGGCCCAACGCCGCGATCGAGCGCAGGAGCGTATCGCCTGGCGCACCGCCACGCTGGACACCGCGGTTGCCCCCGGCACGCTGGTCCGCCTTCCCGGTCGGCGCGGGACCTGGCGGGTCGAGAGTTGGGAGTGGCGTGAAGCCGGCGTCGAACTCGACCTCGTGCGGGTTCCCACAGGGATGGCACCGCCCGCTCTCCGACCCGTGCTCCCGTCCTTCCCCGCGCCGATCGATCTATCGCCTGCAGCCACCCGGATCGTCGCTTGCGAGCTGCCGTGGGATGCCGCCGCCGGTGCGCCGGATCGCACGCGGGTGGCCGCTGCCGTCAGTGCCGACGGCGCGAACTGGAGTGGTGCGGCGCTCTATGCGGATCGCGGTGACGGACAGCTCTGGCCGCTCGGTCCGGCATCGCGCGGGCGGGCCGTGGTGGGTACGACCGTCGCGGCGCTGGGCCGAGCCAGTCACTTGCTGATCGACCGTGGTGGCACCTTGACCGTCTTGCTCGCCGCGCCCGACTTCGCGCTCGGTTCGGCCAGCCTTGCTGAACTGGCGAATGGCGCGAACCTGGCGCTGGTGGGCGACGAATTGATCCAGTTCGCCAAGGCCGAGGCGCTGGGTCCTGCGCGATGGCGCCTCTCCGGCTTGCTGCGCGGCCAGGGTGGGACCGAGACGGCGATTGCCGGTCACCGCGCGGGCGAGGACTTCGCGCTGCTCGATGCGAAGCTCTCGATGGTGGATGCGAGTGCGATCGGCACCCTGGCCGGTGCGGCCATCATTGCGCTCGGCCGAGGCGATGCCGCACCGGTCACCGCGCCTGTGCACCTGGCCGGCATCGCCTTGCGCCCGCTGTCGCCGGTGCATGCGCGCGTGACGTCGTTGCCAAGCGGCGACCTGCGCCTCGCCTGGACGCGGCGCGCTCGCGGCGGCTGGTCCTGGCGCGACGGCGTCGATGTACCGCTCGCCGAAGAAAGCGAGCGGTATCTGGTGACCTACGAAGAGGCCGGCACGACTCTGCGCGCCTGGACCATTGCCACCAACGCGCTGACCCTCACTCCGACCGAGCGGCAGGAACTGGCCGAACTCAGCGCCGCGGGCGTCTTCATGGTCCGCCAGCAAGGGACCCACGGCCTGTCCCTCCCGCTCCGCTTGACGTGATTCGCAACCTTCCTCTTCAGGAGCACCCTCATGTCCGATCCGATCGCTTTCGATACCGTCACGCCCCGCATGTCGCTGCCGCTGCTGTTCGCGGCGCAGGCGCAAAAGGAGCTTTTCCATAATGAAGCCCTGGCCCGCATCGATGCGTTGCTGCACCCGACAGTGCAGGACGAGGCGAACGAGGCGCCAGTGTCGGCGCAGGATGGCGAGAGCTGGCTCGTCGGCGCGGCACCGTCCGGCGCCTGGGCCGAACACGCCGGTGCCCTCGCGACCTACCGGAACGGCGGCTGGATCTTCACCGATGCCTGTGCCGGCATGCGCGTGTTCAACCTGGCGACCGGACAGAGCGCTTTATTCGTCGACACGTGGCAAAAAGCTGCGGAACTTCAGGAACCAAGTGGAGGCTTGTATGTTGATAGCCAAGCTCGGGCCGCTATCGGAGCGCTGATCTCGGCTCTTCGGGCTGCTGGTATTTATCCCCCTGCCTAACTGGCAGTGACTTTCTGTTAGGGGCATGTCGTGTCGTTCGCAAAGCAACAAAGCCTTGCCGAACCGCTCGTTATGCCTGGAAACGCGACATTAATGCAACAGTCGTGGTCACTGTCCGCTTGCGCAGCTTCTACGTTGGGGGTAGACGCCCAATTACTCGGTGGCTCCAAATCTCTGAATAGGGGAACGATATGAGGAAACTCGTTATTGGCTTGGCGCTGGCTTCTACGGCCATCGCTACGCCTTCATTCGCACGCGACGATGCGTGGTACATCGAAGGCGACTTCGGTGCGATGACTGTCGAAGACTCTGACTTCGACATCGCTGGCATCAACAACGCTTCTTCGCTCGATTCGAAGTACGGCTTCGACGGCGGCGTGGCAATCGGTTACGATTTCGGCCCTTTCCGTCTTGAGACGGAAGGCAGCTACCGTCGTGCCAAGAACGACGAATATTCGACTGCGGTCGGTACGTTCGACGCTTCGGGTCATGCCAGCGCGCTCGCGTTCATGGTCAATGGCCTGCTCGACTTTGGTGCCGATGATGGCATTCAGGGCTTTGCCGGCGGTGGTGTCGGCGTTGCCCGCGTCCACTACAACGTGACGATCCCGGGTTCGACGCCGTTCGACGACAACGACACCGGTTTCGCATGGCAGCTGCTCGCGGGCGTTCGCGCTCCGATCACTGACAAGATCGACCTCGGCCTGAAGTATCGCTTCTTCAACGCCGACAACGTCAACCTGGTGGGTTCGTTCGGCGCGC